ACGTTGTCTGTCTTATTAATAAAGACTCCGTATTCTTTATTATTACGTGGTTCAATAAATGCAGCCCTACCAGGATTTTTACCTACAAATGTAGCAAGTGCTAAGTCCCAAGCATTATTAGAATTAGCACTATCATTTTTAAGAACACTATTGTATATATCCCAGAACTCTGCATTAGGGCTAGTAAGTCCTGCTTGCTTTAAGAACTCAGGAAGAGTTGCAGTCTCACGTAATGATGGCTGTCCTGGAGAAATTTGACCCATCATGTTACGGAATATAACAATAGTAGATGCAGCAAAACGTACGTTCTTTAGGTACTCTGATTCGGCTTTAATAAACTCATTCTCACGACCAATATAATCTTTTTGGACTGGAGCACCGTTACCAAATGCGGCTAAATACGAAATAGCCTGTAATCCAGCACTTTGCTTTTGACGGTCTTTTTCTGATGAACTAAGAGAACCATAAATACCCTGGAAAAGCATAGGAGTAATTGCTCGCTGTAAATCTAAACTAGCACCAATGTTACCTAATGCAATTGTATCAATTTCATCGGCTGCTCTATCCGTAAAAACGTTAATCTTTTCTTTAATAGAAGAAGGCAAGAAAAAGAAATCATTACGTAGTATTGCTTTTATTGCAAGCATAGATACAGCAGCAACTGGACCAGATAATGTTGGCTGTCCTGCATCTGGAGAAAATGAAGGGTTAATTAAACGTAGTTTAAGAGCAAGGTCATTAAATACTGGAATTTTAAAACTATCATTACCAGTAAATTGACGCACTACAGGTTCTAATACGCTACTAATAATAACATCTGTAGGGAAAATAATATAATCATTGCCCTGTTCATCAGTATAAACATCACCATTGGCCTCTAAGCCTTGATGTAGTAAACGCATGCGATATAATGTACGTAATGGAGCCTTTGTATAAAGACGAAACACACGGCGGTAGAAATCTTCTGTTGCACGATAGAATCGCCCTGTTGCACGAACAGATACTGCAAGATTAGAACGCACTGCGGGATTATCTACATACCTTAATAATGTATTCATTGCATCTGACCATGCTATTTCAACAACTTGCTTTTCAGCCAAGTTATCAGCATCTTTTTTAGCACGTTTTAAGAAGTTTGGACCTGGATTAGGATTCATTGCTATCAAATTATCATAATGGTCTTTAGCAATGTTAGCCTGAAGTGGTTTTAATTTTTTTAAATTGCCTGATACTTTAATCCATAACATTTTTTGACGATAGATACCAGTAACCTGAGCATCCATTACATCCATTGTCCAGTTTCCAAAACGGTCAAAGAATCCGCCAATGCCTTCAAACTCTTCAAATGCCTTAGCATCAAATCCTACATCACGAATATTAATTAAACGTGAGTTAACTAAGCCAGATGTAGGTATCATTCCTAAAGTTGCATCTTCAAACTCTTTAAAATCTGTTACTTCAATAGCCTTTGACCAAGTATCAAACGGAGTTTGATTCTTAACTTCTGCTTCTCTAAGAATTTCTGCACGCTTTTTACTAACTAGATTAAATAACGTGTCATTGAATCCATTAGTTGTACCATGAAAAAGTGTTTTCATATCTACTAAAATATTTGTTATAATTGCATCAGCAATATCAATATCAGATAGACCCTGTTGACGATAGTAAGCAGTAGTACTATAAGGAGATATAAACTTTTTTACAAGTTCAGTATCTTTGCGTGGAACAAGCAATCCAGTTTCTTTGTCATAACGAATACCTAATTGCTCAAGCATTGCTCTACGAGCATTTGTTAAATCTCTAGAATTACGCAAGCCATTGTTAGCAAAAAAGAATGGTGTTGGATTAATATAAACACCAGGTGCAATCTTTTGACCATTAAAACCAAAACGCATCATCCAGTTATCATAAAACGCCATAGCGCGTTCTTTATCTTTCATTTTACTTAACTCACGAGGAGTATATGTCTTAGACTTTTTTAGTCCTTCTTCTAAAAAGAACCTATCCCAAGCATTACCAGTAAACATAGAATCTATATACTCAACATCAATCTTAGATGACATGCTTGCTTTTGCACTAACAGATTGTGCAAGTGAATCAATCATATGTGGATTGTGTTTCATTACTAAACGAATTGTATCCCAAGTTTCTTTAGGCAATGTTTTACCATAAAAAGAAACTGCTCGGTCTATTGTAGATTCCATAATCTCAGCCTGTAAAACATTACCAATAGGACCATTGCCTGCAAGGTCTTCAATAATTTTACGGCGTGCTTCTGCTGGTAGTTTTTTACGTGGGTCTAAATGTGGAAACATTTTGTAAACTCCACGTTTATACATACCAATACCAGCACTAGAACCAGTAACAGCAGTAGCAACCTTAATTTGTGCTCCAGTTGTATTTAATGGAGCAGTTGCTAAAGCCAGTAAGTCTGATATTGGTTCATTTAAAGCAGCAAATGAAATTTCATCAATACTATTTCTAATACCAGCGCGTGGGAAAAGAGTATATCTAGTCCATTCATCGTTATATCTACGTGCAACTGGATGACGAGTAATGCCATTTACAAAATTTAAAAAATTAATTTCACCAAACTTATCTGCTGCAGCAAACTGTAATGCTAAATCAAAATTAATTGGAGCAATACCTTCGGCAATTTGAGCAGGATGAATAATTCCACGGCTTGTTAAAATTGGAACATCATTATCGTACTTATAAATAGCACGAGGTAATTCTGATTCCCAACCTTGTGGAATTTCAACACGAGCAAGGCTTGTCATACCAACTTGCTCATTAAAGGTTGAATTTAACAATTCATCAATATGGTTATCACCATTGACTTGACCATTAATTCCAATTTTTTTATAGTATGCTGCATATAAATTACGAATCATTGTAACCTGATACTCAACTGATTCATCTACAAAATGTTCAGCCATAATATCTGCATAATGACGAGGAAAACCAACTACATGTAATAGATTTCTAACTTCATCAATAGTCTTTATTGCATCTGGTCCATAAAGAATACGACCAGGAGCACGTGATAACATGCGACCAGTACGCCTAATAGTTGTATCTATCTCTTTATTAATACGATTAATTTCATCTAACATTGGAGATAATAAATTATCTTCTGTTGCTGCCGTTAACTTAAGTTTGTCAACTGCTTCTTTAGCAGATATATCAAGTAATTTAAGTTCTTTACCAGTTAAATCACCAGATAAGGTTTTAGTAATATTTTGTTGTAATGCGCTTCTAAATAATCGGCTACGGCGTGCAACTGGAATACCACTGCGGTAGAAATCTGTGCCATCAACACGTAAGCCAAGTAGGTATCTAGCATTTTCACCCATTTGAAAAAATCTTTGTGCGGTAGGAGCATCAAATGCTCCTGCGTTTGCTAGTTCTCTAACAACACCTTCATTAGCCCATTCGGGGAACTCATCACGAATACCGCGATAGACTATTGCTTTTTCTGCTTTAGTTTCAGCCTCTGCGTATTTTTTTACAACAGGGCCAAGTTGGTCATCCCATAATTTAACAACATCTTTTTCACCAAATACAAAACGTGTGGCTTCTTTAATTCCCATATCGCCACCACGTTCAGCAATAAATTGATATTGCTGCGCTAAACGTTCTCCACGATTTCTAAATCCACCAAATTGTAATGCTTCAACCAAACCGACTTTTACACCACCAACACCTCTAGTGGCTGTTTTAATTATTGGTCCTATACCAATCCAGTTAAGTGGGTCTGCAGGATTAAGTATTTGATACACAGCATCTATTGGGCCAGAAGCCAACTTACTTGCTGTCATTTGTCCTTCAGTTGTAGTTACATCAATACCAAGTTTTTTAGAAACTTTAACAGCCCAGTGGTTAGGGTCTCCTCCAACAGTAGTTTGAGGACGCGCTAAGTTTCGACCAGGACTAAGTTGAGAACCTTGTTTAATTTCATCAAGTACTTTTTGAAATTTTTCTGGTTCATTTACTTGAAAAACTAATGCTTCATACATTTCAGCATCAAGACCATTGCCATATAAATCAATAGATTCACCAGGAGTTTTAAACTCTGCAGCACCACGTGCAAGTGTAGTTAGGGCTTTGCCGTATTTTTTTTCATAAGCAGCAACATCATCCCAGCGCCATTGATTTAATCCATTGTATGAATCAGATAAAACTTTTTTAGTAAATGGTTTATCTTGATAAACGGTTTGTTGAAGTACATTGCCTGTAGTATTTGCTACTTTAGCCAGAGTACCTGCAAATTCAAAACCTTTAACAATTGGACTAAAATAGGTTTTTATAGCACCAGTTGCTGCATTACCAACAAGTTGTAAAGCCTTACCTATAAGACCTTGTTCTGGTTCAAATCGTTTTTGGTTAGGATGAAGCGTACGGATGTTTGTTTGAACAATTGGGTCTAAATCAAGAAACTCTTTACGAGCCCTTTCTTCACCTAACTTAAGAAGTTTAGAAGCCTTAACATATGTTTGAGACATCTGTTCAACCATGTTACGTGATGCTGGTGGCAAGTTTGCATTTTTTACAGCGTCAGCAAAACCAGGGCTAACTTTAATTAAAGATGGGTCTAAAGGTATTTCAGCCATTTAGTACCCGCTGTCGTCAAGCATCCGAATAACTAATTCGGTATCTCCACTACGGTCATATTGAGCAATATCTTTTAGCACACTGTAAATATCTGGTTTTGAATTAGGAAGATTTAATGTGTTTGGACCATCACCAAAAGGAATACCAAAAGTCATACTTTCATTTGGACGCTCAGTAGGAGCCATTAATGGTGTAAGTGCTGGCATTGGATTACCTGCTAATGGAGCACCAGATTGTTGTTCTGCCATAGCCTTGTTATTACCATATGCACCGCCAGTATATGACTGTGCTGGTTGAGTAGGTTGTATTGGCTTTGTACTTTGCTTAAGCACACCTAAGTCTGTGCGTTTAGACTGCTTTCCTGGTCCCGATACTTCTGCCATTACTCGTCCTCCTCTTCAATATGTTTTCTAATATCTTCTGGTGATAACTCTCTCATCCATTTTGGATAAGTTTCTTTTGCAGATAACAGCCATAAAGCATTATCAACTGTAAATCCCGCTCTGCGTAATGATTTATAAAACTCATGCAGTTCAATTGCATACTCGTCTAACTTTGAGTAATCATTATCAGCAACTTTTTTAACCCTTGTGGTTCTCTTACGAGATGTTGCCATGATTACTCCTTAAATTTGTCGTTCTCTAGTAGTACTTACTGCTGACCTTGCCTGTCCACCACCACTTAAACTACTTAATATTGTTTGTAAATCTGGTCTAGCCTGTTGTTCTGGTATTGGAGAACCTCCTGCTGGCGGACCAGCGGGAGCAGGGGACATTTGCTCAACCGCATTAGTTGGTGCACCAGCAGGAGGAACCTGTTGCTGCGGAGCAAAGGTTGCTTCTATTGCGTCCTCTAATGCTTGTCCCTTTTGACGAGCCTTTATTACCGCAGCAATCTTACGAACTACATCTGAAGCATCCTGACCTTGAGTAGCCATCTGTGGAATTGCTTGTGTATATGCCGTAAGTGAACCAAGGAGTGCAGTACGCATTTCTTCAATTTCAATTTTTTCTAATTCTTGTGTTACGTTAACTGTAAATGGTAGTTCTCTCATAGCCATATCTCGGCTGATGAGTTTTCCTCCAAGTGCTTGAAGCATAAAGATAAGACCTTGTGCTGGATTAAGACCAGCAAGCATGCCATAACGGACATCAGCAGAATAATCATTCTTGATGTCTTTAGTTGGCTTGTATGTAATCTCATAAGGTGAACCCGAATCTACTCCACGAATTGTTTTTTCTTCGGGATAAATCATTTCATCTACGCAAAAACAAATACTAATAATGTCCCGAAGTGTTGCAGCAAAAATTGCTTGTGCAGATTTAACTTGTGTATCAAAGGCTCCCATAAGAGCCTGCACTCCCTGACCAGTAACAATAGAAGCATCTATGTTTCCAGTACGAGATTCAGGGTATCGTGTACCAACACGTAGTTCTTGATTAAGAACTTGTTGTTCTGTAAATGCGCCTTGTGGCAAAGTAAGTTCTACGCGGCGTACGCCTGCTGGATTGGCTGTGCGGATAACCGCATCACCACCAAGTTGCAGTTCTTGCACATCTTGCGGTAGAACAATTGGTGCCTGTACTGACTTTTCTGCCGCTTCCATTGCAAGTAATGCAAATCGATTGCGCAATAACTGAATACCAAGCACGTCATCAAACTGTCCACGCATCTCACCATCAATAGATGGCTTACGTGCAACAACAACCATCATTTTACCAAGCGGATTAGCAGCCTCAGAAAGAACTAGATTGCTTCTACGTGGTACATAGATTATAGATTGGTCTTTATCGTAGTAACGAACCATTTCAATTACTGCGTTAAGGTCTTGCTTGTATCCATCTGGTCCAAGAAGTTCTCTATCATACTCTGGGAACTGAGATACTAGTTCACCAAGTGTCATAGAGTAACGCTTAGCAAATGCCACACAACGTCCATAGCGGTCAAACTCTGGGTAAGCCCCAATAGGATTTTCTATGCGAATACGTGGCAGTTTTGCTTCATCGTCTAATTCAATAATGAATGGGACGAATCCATATGTTAGATACCAGTCAGCACCTGAGTACATCTGTACTGCTAGGTCTGAGTGTTGGAAATAGTTAGAGGCAATACGAGTACGTTTATCAGCAAAGGTACGTGCTCTATCAGATACTTGATTGGCTGCAGAACAATTAACCGCTGGAAGCGGAGCCATAACTTCAGATAGGTCACGAGCAACAATGTCAATAAAGTTTGCTACTACGTTAGCATCAACACCTTCTGGAAAGAAGTTAGGATATACCTGAGCAATCTTTCCTTTACGTACTGCAAGTACGTCAAGGTTACGCGCATCACGTTCGTGATTGCGGTAACGAAGGGAATCAACCCGTGCCGTTACCTGCTCTATTGTTAATGCCATTATTGTCCTAACGATTGATTAAAAAAATTATTTACCTTTTGCAGACTTCTTAATTAATCTTGAAGTATTAGCAACTTTGCCAGAACGTGAAACAACATTCTTTGGAGCAGCATTCTTTGTATCTCCAACTTTTGCTGCCATTCTACGAGCAGCATCAACATCTCGTGCTGCAGTATTAAATGCTTTCTTACGTGTAGTCCCTGGGAAATACATTCCTCCAACTGTGCTGTACTGTTCGCCTTGACCACGGTTTCCTGCAGTAGTAACAGTTTTACGTCCAGCAGTATCTGGCTTGTATCCCTTAGGAGCCAATGAACCTTTATTTGCTGCTTTTAATCCTTTAGCGTTTGCTGCTGCTGCTTTTTTCTTTGCTGCTGCTTTTGCAACTGCTGATACAATTTTTCCTACGTTTGGCATTTTATTTTCCTATCAGTCTAGTTTTGCTTAGTTTTTTTCTTGTGGTTACCCTTTTGCTAATAGGAGTACGACTCTTAGAAGCGTTTCTTTTTGCTATTAAAGCAGCACGTTCACGTGCTTTAATTTCTTTTAATGCTTTAGCAGCGCGAGAGTCTGCTTCTATAAGGTTATAACTTTCGGCTTTAGGATTAGGACCTGGACGGTCTTGTGCTACTTTAGCATCACGTCTACGTGCAGCATCACGCATTTTTGCATCTTTTGCTGCATTAACATCATTTGCTTTGCGTTGTGCTACTGCGCGACTTTCATCTGCAGATAATTCACGAGGTCTTGTTGAATTTAAATTACGAACTGTATATTTACCTTTGTCGCGTAAATCTGTTTTATATATTTTTTCTTCAGCAGGACTACGGCGCATGCCTTTAGCGGCTGTGCCGCGAGGCAATATTGGGCGTAGTACTTTATTTAATTTTGCTTGACGTGCTTCTGCTTTTAAACGAGCAATTTCAGCAGGACTCTTAGGTGCTTTTGTTGCTCTTGTTACAGGTTGTTTAACGCGAACTCTTGCACTTTCACTAGGTGATAATCCAGTACCACGCTTAACAATTGCACGTGGTGGTCCTGATGGTGGATATTTACCTACAGTAGCCTTAGCAATATCTTTTGCATCTTTAGCACTAACTTTTTTGACTACTTTGCTTACTATCTTTGCTACATTAGCCACAATTAATTACCTATATTTCTATATGCTTTGCTAACATATTTAGCACCTTTTTTTGTAATACCAGCAACAGCACGCGCAACTTTACCGTATGGTATTAAATACAAAGCAGCATCTGCAGGAGTTTTAGGTATAAGGTATTCATCAACAATTTTCATTGCTTTACCAGTCTTACCACCAATAGGTTTTGACTTAACCCTTACATCAGTACGATTAGAGTACTTAGCCATCTGAGTTCCTTATCCGTATATGTCTTGCCACTGTTGTGAGAAAGCCTCATCTAAATTAATGGCGTATCGTTTATCTGTCTGTGCTCTTGTTGCCCATCTGTTGTAAGCATAGGTAGCACTATTGCTTGCTTGTTGCATTAGTTCGCGGATGCGAATAACGGCAAACCACATAGCCATAACAGTATCTGTCTTACCTTTAGTATCAGGTTTCCACGTAAGCAGTTGCTGAGTTAAAGCCTTTAATCCTTCAGAACCTTCTGAGGATGGTAGTTCAATGATGTTATTGTCTTGAAACTTGCCTTCGCGTTCTGTTCCAAAGAGGTTGGACATTGAGGCAACGCCGAAAGATGTGTCCCATTTATTCTTGCCTGTAAAGTGAGCATCAAGTCGTACGCCGTAAGAAGCAAGCCATTGTCTGAGTTCTTCATCTAGTGAGTATGCTTTCTGATGGGCGTTGATTTCTACACGAAACTCTTGTGGCTTGTACTTGATAGTCAACTCTTCAATTGTTGCACGAATCTTTTGAGGTGTCGGTTCTTCCATGTTGATACAGTCAAGAATATAAATCTTGCCGTCTTCTCTGTTGTATGCTGCAACAACAAAGGCAGCATTCCCCGCCATAGCGGGGTCAAAGCCAATTACAGTATGAGCCTGTACTTTAGGAGGATGTCCTGCAGCACCCGCACTTAGCAGTCCTCTTTTTCGCATCCCATTCGTGGCTCCCCGCACCAACACGGGCGGGAAGATAGAATCTTCTTGGATGTCTTCTTGTTGATAGACGAGTGCCCACGTTGATGGTGTAACTTCGCTGCGGCGCTTAAATAAGGTTTCGCCGTCCCACTTAGGGTAGAGGCCGTCTTCTGAAGGCGTGTCATCGTCGCCGTCCCAGGGTACGTCCGAGTACGGCCAAAGCGTAACCCAGTCTTCGGGTTCCTCAGCATATTCAAGGACAGCAGGCATCCCCATGTAAGTAAAGGGAGTCCTACCCCCAGACCAATGCTTAGGATTACGAAGTTCTTTATAAAGGTCGTTAGCAGCAATTCGTGTCCCAACTACTAGCAGTTTGCCGTTCTTGCCCAGACGGGTGATAACTTCCTTCTGCAGCCAGTCCATCTGTTTTTCCCACTCATGGGCATTGGCAGTAGTGATGCAGTCGTCAAGGATAATCAGGTCAGCACGAGCACCGTAAATCTGGCCGCCCATACCAAGGGCTTGGAGGGTGGGGTCTTTCTCGCTAGAGTTACGCGCATCGCTCCCAAGGTAGACTGTATCGGCTTTCCAAGTATCAGCGTCTTCTTTCCACCCGCCATCTGGACCATATGCGGTCTGCAGTTTTAGCCAGCGTGGATGAGACAATCGTTGCTTGATAGCGTAAACGAACTCTCTAGCCTTATTCAAAGTCTTTGAGACCACAATGATGCGGACGTTGGGATTGAGAGCGATGCGGTAAGTCGAGTAGTTCACCGTGATGACAGTGGACTTAGCATGTTCTGGCGGTACGTTCACCAGAAGTCTGTTGTTCTCCCCAGGCTCATAAATCATAGAAGGGTGTAGCCAGGTGGGTTCGTATCCCTCTAAAAGGTCTACCCAGTCCTGGTGGTGTGGAAATACGGTCTGCCCCAAAAACATCTGTGAAAAGTCTGAGAACTCAATTGACTCCTTGGTTAGCCCTAGGGCATCAAAGGATTGCTTAGTTCCCTCTTCTTTAGCCTCTTCAAGGGCCCTGGCAAAGTCGGGGTCTCGGCGCATCCACTGACGGATGGTATCTGCTTTCTTGTTTTCAGATGCCATAGCCGCTTGGATGGTGTAGCCAGACTTGATACGTTCCAGGACTGCATCCTGTACAGCCTTAAGGTTCTTGACCAGATGGTGGTCTTTACCCTTTTGAAATCCTGATGCCATAGGTCCCCTTATGGCAGTACTATCCCGCCTATTAAGTACAGTTTGTACAGTTAGTCTGTACAGTCTAGCAAGGCTCCAAAAAGCCTTGCAGTACATAGTAAAATAAAAACAATCTCTATATATACTTAATCCGTTCAAACAGGTAAAACGAACACTTTTTATCCTGTGAGTTTTATCAGATATGTAAAAGCCCTGCTCAGAGCACTGTCACTATACCCCCAGAAATATATTAGTAGAGATACTCTACTTATGTTACCAGCATATTAATAAACCTAGGGTCTGTCGCCCCTAGATTTATTAATCTAAAACAGCACAGCACTGTAGACTGGTCATGCTGTCACAGGATACTGTCTGCCCACCGAAATAAAAACAGAACGGTGGGGGCAGTCTAATAAATAAATGTCTACTGCTGGCTATGGTTCTACTCGTACCTACCTGCTGACCGCACTGTATCAGCCTGCATCAATCCGATGAAAAGACTCGGATTGACACTGGCTGAAGGTCTGGATTCTGTAGTTATTAGATTGATAACTACGTAGTTTGAGTTCTAAGGAGTTCGATATGTTTAGATTGCTAGTTACTGGTTCACGCGATTGGTCTGATGTTGAGGTTATCGCAACTGAACTACAGTTCATTGCTAAGAAGTACAAGAATGTGGTGCTGGTTTCAGGCCACGCTATCGGTGCTGACCGCATCGCGGAACTAATCGCAGTTGACCTCGGTTGGGTGGTCGAGATTCACGAGCCTGACTGGACGCTGCATGGCAAGAGCGCAGGATTCAAGCGCAACACCACGATGCTTGAGACTGATGTTCAAGCGGTGCTTGCCTTCCATAAAGATAACTCGAAAGGTACAGCCGATACCATCAAGAAGGCTAAAGAAAGAAAGATTCCTACCCGCGTACTGGTTGAGGAGTCACCTGAGTGGCTCTCTGGTTGGGCTGTTCAGGTCTAAAACTATCACGGCAGTCAAGGGGAAAAACGCCCCTTGACTAGCCGTGAAGGTCTGGTTTATGTAAGTTTCCTACTATGAAAGGTTGTGTGTTATGAAAGTTGTTCTGGTTGATGAAGAGAGTTGCCCTTGCTTCTATGGTGGCTCATGTCCTACTGATTATAAGCATAAGAAAGAAGGGAAGTAAGATGATAGATAATCTGAAAGGTACTTACCTTAGTAACTTCTGGTCAGTACCTATCGTATATGAAGGCTTAACCTACCCTAATGCAGAGTGTGCATTCCAAGCCAGCAAGTGTGCTAATAAAAGCGAAAGAAAAATGTTCACCGTTATCAACGGAGCACAAGCCAAAGCGTTAGGCAAAAAGATAAAGATAAGACCAGACTGGAATGAGGTAAGACTATCCGTAATGTGGAATATTCTGCAAGCAAAGTTTGCCCAGCATCCAGACCTAACCGCTAAACTAATAGCAACTGGAGATAAAAAAATAATTGAAGGTAATACCTGGAACGATAAGTTCTGGGGCGTAAGTGACGGAGAAGGCATGAACCACCTCGGTATCATGCTAATGGCAATAAGAGAGGAAGCAAAATGATAGAACTATCACCACGCCTTGCTATCTATGACATAGTTAAGGCTGTAGAATTAGGTGACATCACCCGCTATCAAGCCAACGAGTACATCATGGATGTACTCATGAACATACCGCCACACCCAGCAACAGAGGAAGGTATCAACTCATGACAGAAGAACTATACAAGGAGATGTTGTATCGAGCCATGTCCGATGACGGACTGATGGCTCGTATAATGTCAGAAGCACCAGACAACAGCAAAGGAGATAACTACGATGAGTGAGTACGCACAATCTCAGGGCATATCAGTATCTAACACCTGCTATGACTGCGCCCTAGTCAGTGAGTACAGTCCAGAATATAGATGCATTCCATGCATTGAAGACAAAGAAGGACGAGATGATGCCATAGCCTACGAGTTAGTAGATGAGGGCAACATGCAATACGGCAAGACTATGTGGTCACGAACAGATGACAACCCCAGTGGACATGACTGGATTAGTTCTACCACAAGAATAGAACCATACTTCAGTATCTATACACTGAAGATAGAAGATACCCGTGAAGAATTTACACCACCCATAGTGCAACTCGTTGACGGAGGAGTGCTCGATAACCTATGGGAATTAGATGATTACACACAATACATGCGTGAGA